GGAACAATTAAAGAGACACATGATTCGATTTATGATAATAGTAAAAAGACTCAACGTATAACTGCGGCTACTCCTATGTTTAAAATAAAAGCATCCGGTGAAAAAATAACTCCTAGTTTAACAGATTTAACACCTAGTTTAACACCTCATTCTGGTTCTAATCTTTGGACAGGTGCTGATATGGAATTAACAGGAAATAAGTTAGCACCCGTTGAGTATTGGGATTCAGCAAAAATAACAACACATTGGAATCAACTAGAGAATATAGATTATAGGACTAAAAACTATGAGTTACTTTCAATAGGAGATATATATCCAGACTCTAAATTAAGATGGAACAATCTACAATACGCTACACAAGAAATGAATGAATACGGGTTATTATTAAAAACTAAAGGACAGGAAGGAAATGTAGTTACCCATGAAAAGTATACAGGAAGTAATACACAAACAGAACTTTCAGATGCGAACTATGAAAGAATAGAGATAACTAACTCAAACAAAACGACAAATCAACTAAAGAGATTTGGAGTAATGAGGCTAGTTGAAGCAACCTTTGATTGGCATATGAATCCTGTTGATTACGAAAGTCTTCCTGATAATGATGTTTTTGATAAAATTACTACATTTAAATATCCTAGAATGAAAATAATAGCACAGGGTTCTATAACAGACAATAGTATAGGTGGTGCTACTTTAGACAGTAGTATTACATTTGCTATTGATGATGTAATATATAAAAATGACGGAACTATTGTTGGAAGAATAACAAGCAATACTGGTGCTGGCAGTTCATCTACAATTCATGCTTTAGATATGTTAAGTATTACATATGAAGATGAAATATATGTAGTTAGACAGGAATTATTTGAACTTTGTGCGGATAAAGATTGGGGAATAAATACATTGGATAGTAGTAATGATTTTAGAATGATATATAATTATCTAATAGTTCCAGGTGTAGATAAAGGTTATTTTTCATTTGGTCTTTTAGAAGATAATAATCTAATTGGAGATGATTATAAGTTTGATGCACAAAACACCTTTATACCTATTATTTCTAGGTTAAATGGAAGTAGTAGTTTTACTGATTATTATTCTTTGTTTCATCAGGCAAAACATTGGGATTCAACAACTAATAATCCGATTTGGTATCATCCATCTAAGATTATCAATGCTTTAGCATATCCTACTGATAGAAATATTACTAATAGCACTTTAGTAGAGGATGGATTACAATATAAGATAAGCAATAAAGTTAATTTGTTTGGTGATTCTACTATGTTATTTAAAGGTATGAAAACATCAACACAAAATGATGAAAGGGCTTTAACTAAACCTACATCTGCAATAGTAGGAGATGGAACGCATGGCACTTTAGCAAGTTGGACAGCCTATGTTGCGGGATTAGACGTTAATGTTGAGTTAGACCAAAGAGCAAAGAATGTTACAATGCAAAATCATGGTGATGCAACTACTAGATTTGCATTATCTGGAACAAAAACAGTAAAACATATTTATTCTGAAAATCCAAGCAATAGAAACTTTAATAGATTAAGAAACCATAATTCTAATAGTAATGATTCTGGTCAATTGTTCCAAGCACAAACAGTTATCAAACCAAGATTGACTTTAAGTGCATCAACAAACTATGGTAAAAATATAACTGATTCTAATGGAATTACCTTAAATGATACTAGTAACAACAATTGGTTAGATTTTGTTCCTAATTTAAAAGGTTATTATTTAGTATCGGATAAACTAAGTGACAACACCTACTTACCAAATAAATATGTTTCGTCTAACCAAGTTTCAAAAGGAACGCCTAAATATATAGGAAAAATAACAGAACATTATACTGATACAAATAGTAGTTATACAAGACATAATATAAAATTAGATACAGATTTAAACACTACCGATGAAGGTGTATCTTTCAGATTAATGAGAATATCAGAAACAACCTTTGAAGAGACACCTGATTATTTTGAAGTAAATAAAATGTTCGATACAGGTCTTAAATATGATGTTGTTACTCAAAACTTTACAAATGCAGAAGAAGATGCTAGTGGTGCAGAATCATTAACTGAATATTTAACATATCAAGAAAGTCTATATGCTATGTATTTGTTATTAGATATAGATACATTGAACACTTATATTGATAGAAGAACAATATCGTCTGCAAGTCAAACATTTAATGATGGAGATTCGTTGAACTGCCACATTACTGATGGTAGAAACAAACAAGAAAAGAACCTTATTGTTTCAAAAACCACAGACAGTCTACGGTTTTCTTATGATGGAACATTAACAGGATATGGTGTAGTGTCCTTTGGTGAAACATTTACAGTAGAAACAATACATACCCCTTCTAATTCAAACGCCACAGAAGCATTTATTGGCACTACAATATCAATAGGAACAGATGTTGAACAGGCAATGTTAGAGATACTAGAAGAGAATGAAATCTCCACTACTACTTCATTAAAGAATATGACATTTACAGGTAACATAGTAGACGCAAATACTTCTAGCACAACTATTACATTTACCACAAACCATTCAGGTATTAGTGTAGATGATGTTCTATACAATCAAGACGGTAGATTAATTGGTAAGGTTACTACTGCTAGTGCAGGGACTACTGTTGTTGTTTCTAATATATACTATAAACCAATAAAGAATGATGAAATTACAAAATACGATAGAACACCATTTATACTTAACACCGAGTTTAATGAGCAAGATATATTCTCATCAATAAACTATCTAGCCTCTAAAAGAGGATTAGATTATGTTTTTGATAATAACAATATAACAATTAAAGATTTAAATAATTATGATTCAAGAAGAAAGTTTTCATTAAAATATAATGATGGTGCTAATTTAATATCAGTAGAAAGCAATACTAGCCTTTTCGATAAAGCAAATAAAATATTAGTGATTGGAGATAACGTAAAGGCAGAAGTAGAAACTCCTAGTAATGTTAAAAGGACTATAAAACATATAGATAGTAATATTAAAAACTCTGAAGAAGCAAGAATCAAAGCCCATAATTTATTGGAAATACATCAGGCGGGATTTAGAAAAATAGAATTGACTTTAGAAAAGACAGGATTTGAGTTAATGAAAGCGGGAGATATTCTAACATTAGACTTCCCAAATCACAATATTCCTGCTGATGATTATATCGTTTTTGAGATAGAAAATGTGATGTCTACCATTTCCAAAATCACGGTCGGCACGTTTAATAAAACGATAGCAGAAAGGCTGTCTGAAATTAGTTTAAATCAAGATAAGGGCTTCACAGGGCTTTTGACTAGAAACATAAATAAAACACTTACGGGTAAGATGCTTATAGATAACATAGCACCGAAGGAGAAATCTTTACACTATGCTCTAACATCTACAACAGGAGGGACTATAATTGGCTTTAATTAGTATAGGAACAGTAATACAATTACCTTCAGAAGTAGTCGTAATAACGGAGGTTAATTTATGATTGTAACAGAAGGTAAAAAACAAGTGGCTAAACTTATAACAGGCCTACAAGATAACATTACTTATGCTACCACTAGTGGCACTAGAACAGATAGTAATTTTAGATATATAAGAGTAGGTAATGGAGGAGACAGCACATCACCTTCTCAAACAACATTAGACAACCAAGTGGGTGATGCAAAAACATCTACTCCAGATTTAGTAGGCAACACATTAGTTTATACTGTAACATTCACAGGGGCAGATATATCATCAAATACCATTTCAGAAATAGGAATATTTGATGCGGAAGAAGGCGGTAATATGCTTTCTCGTATTGTGTTTGATGATGTGGGGCCATTAACTGCTTCTGATTCAATTACATTTACTCTTAGACTTGAGGTGGAATAATGGGAACACAAACAAATACAGATGGAATAAGCACATTAGGAACAGCAAACACTCCAACTGGATTAGTTGATGGCACAGATAGTATTCATACAGGTATTCTAAATGCGTTAAATCAACAAAGTGCGGGTTCTTTTGTAGCGCATGGATTAAATGTAACGCAGTCTTCTACTTCTCCATATCCAATATCAGTATCTTCTGGCGGTTGGTTTGATAATGGAGAATACAAAACATCTGCTGTTACTGCTGTAAACGATACTTTAAGTTCAAGTGGTTTAAAAGACCATTATGCTTTCTTAGTAATAGCAAAAGACGCTACTGCTCTATCATTAAGAACAGCAACAGGTTCTGTAGGTGGTGCAAATACCACTAGCAATATATTAGTGGCTTCTTTGTTAGCAGGGGATATACCCATTTGTCTAATCAGGGTTATAGCAGGTGCAGGTGCAGGTGCTAGACCAACACAATTCTATGGAATAAAGAAATTAGATTCAAGTTTTTCAGCAGTAGATAATTCAGTTGTAAAATTAAAAATTAATAAAGACGGAACTACTACTAGATATAATTCTACTAACAGTTATACTACAACACTAGGTTTGGTCGTTCCAACAGCAAATAGAACTATCTATCTACCAAATGCTGATGGTACATTAATCACTAATGCTAACAATCAAATCACTACTGATATGATTACTAATAGTGCAGTCACTTTCGCTAAAACATCTGGAGTTCAGGCAAGTTTAACTCATGGTATAGATGATTACGAAAATCTGGTAGTTAATGATACAGGAGGCACAAGTGCAGGGCTTAATGGACAGTATGCTAGGTTTAGCACATCAAATAGTAGGGAAGGATTAGAAGGTAGAACTGTTGCTGAATTGAAAACAGATTTGGCTATTGGGCTTACTGATGTTAGTGGTGATTTAGATGACATAGCAGATGGCGATAATCATAAAAAGATACCAAATGCAGATGCAACTAAGATAAGTAATCTAACTGTTGGTGGTGCTATTGATTTAGATGCTATCAAAGTTAAGGCAGATAGATTAACAGTTAGTGCCGCTACTGATTTAGATTCTATTAAAACTAAAGCAGATAGATTAACTATTAGTGCAAATACAGACTTAGATGCTATTAAGACTAAAGCAGACCATCTTACAATTACAGGTGCTATTAACTTAGATTCAGCAGTATTGACTGATACACAATTAACGGCTACTCAAATTAATGCTATGACTATTAATGCTAATACAGTTGGTGGATTTACTATCGCAGGTAATGTAGAAAAGGCAGTCCCGTCCAACGCTGTATTTACAGATACTAACACTCAAAGAAGCGAAGCAGATATTAATGCTATGACTATTAATGCTAATACAGTAAATAGTTTTACTGTTGCGGGTAATGTAGAAAAGGCTGTTCCATCTGATGCTGTATTTACAGATACAAATACTCAAAGAACGAATGCTGAAATTACTGCTCTTGCTGATGCTAGTGCCGCATCTATTAAACAGGGTTTAGATACAAAAGATTCTGTAAGAGTTGCTACTACTGATTCTAACATTACTTTAAGTGGCACACAAACTATTGACGGTATAGCAGTTTTAGCAGGACAAAGAGTGTTAGTAAAAAATCAAACAGATGCAGAAGATAATGGTATCTATCTATGTAATGCAAGCACATGGACTAGAGCAACTGATGCTGATGCTAATGCTGATGTAACTGCCGGATTATATGTATGGGTTGAAGAAGGAACGCTTCAAGCAGATACAGGATGGATTCTTTCTAATACAGGAACAATAGTAGTGGGAACAACTGATTTGTCTTTTACGCAGTTTTCTGGTGCAGGTCAAATTAGTGCGGGTAGTGGGTTAGTTAAAAGTGGAAATACTATTAATCTAAATGTAGATGATTCTTCGGTAGAAATTAATTCAGACGCAATTAGAATTAAAGCAACAGGTGTAACAAATGATATGCTTGCAGGTTCAATTGCTAATGCTAAATTAGTTGATATAGAAAAAGGTAAAATATCTAGCACAGGAACATTTGCGACTACTGATATTCCTACTTTAGCAAAATCAAAAATATCTGGCACGGGAACATTTGCGACTAGTGATATACCCGACTTAGCCACTAGTAAAATTACCGGATTAACCGCTTCTCTAAACTCAAAGGTAGAGTCATTAAGTGATTTGAGTATTACTGCATCAGTATCAGAATTAAACATACTTGATGGTGGTCTATCTGCAACAGATATACCTAACTTAAACGCTAGTAAGATTAATGCAGGGACACTTCCTGTTGCTAGAGGTGGAACTGCTTTAACTTCTCTTAGCACATTATTAAACTCAAATGTAACTGCAACAACTCTTGGGTTAGGTAATGTATTGAATCAACCACAGATTAAAACATTCAAACAAGATGGTATTCCTACCTCAACAGCAATAGGAGACCAATGGTATGATACTAATGATAGCAATAAATTATATGTTGCTGAATCAGTAGGTGCAGACCAAGTTACTTCGGGAGAATGGGTGTTAGTAGGATTTACTAAAACAACTGTTGGATTAAGTAATTTAGATTCATTAGAATCAGGAACAGGCACTAAACTTGCAGGTATAGACGACAACGCTACTGAAGGTGCAACTTCTACTCAAGTAACTGCAATTAACCTAAATACAAATAAGGTAAGTTATACTGACGCTACAATAGTTGCGGCAAGTAAAACAGTAACAGATAAGTTAAATGTTTCTGGTTTATCTTCTGCTCTTGATATAGACGCTCTTAATGATAAAGTTGCAGTAAACGATAATAAAGTTAGTTTTGCATATGATAGTGCTACTGTAGTAGATTTAGGCACAGGTGGAGACATTGATAATGATATTATCTCTATATATGATACAGGGGCAAGTGCTTATAAAAAAGTTAAAATGAAAGATTTCTTAACTAAGATAACTGCTAATCAATTAGTAAGCGGTGGTAGTGGAACAGGAACAGTATTCTCTACACTACCTTCTAGTGGTGCAACTGTTGGTTCTATTCTAG